CATTTTGGTGGAGAAGTTCTTTACCTTCCACGTTGTGATCGCGCCTTACGTGAGTTACGTAACCGCTCGTTTTTGGCTGAGTTCTCCGAGTTGCGCGCACTTGGCGTCTCTTCACTGATGGTGATGACTCAGTTATGCCCTAAATATGGTTTTTCTGATAGGTTCGCTTGGGGGTTATTGGCGGAGAGAAAAACATCTAATAATGAACTACAAAGTTCTCTTTTCTAGGAGTGAAAAAAATGGAATTAATTTTGGGTGTAATCTTTTTTATATCGGGAGTCTACGTTCTTGATGATGCAACAAAAAGGGGGGTATCGAATCAACTCGCGTGGGCAGTCGGCACTGTTATTTTGTGGCTTATTGTATTCCCTCTGTATCTTGTAAGAAGGAATGCGCTCACACAAACCGTCTCTAATATTGATGGCGCTGAAAAACCGAACTCAAAGCGTCTAGGTTTTGTGTTAATTTTATTACTTTCATTCACCCCGTATCTATGGGATAAGTTTTAATCAAATAGTTGATTGGACACTGAACCCCTTCCACTGATTATATAAAACCCTAATAGCAATACTGACACCATCCCAACCCTTGGATGGTGTCATGCAAATCTCCCTATCACAGTTTCAACTCGCCGCCTCTTTATCTCCCGCGCTCGCATCGCGTTGGTATCCGCATATCTTGTCAGCAATGAAAGAGTTCGGTATTGATACCCCCCGTCGCCAGGCTGCGTTTATTGCACAAATCGGGCATGAAAGCAGGGATTTTAAAGCACTGGTCGAGTCATTTAATTACAGCGTAGTGGGCTTAAAAACCACCTTTAGTAGCCGTTTAACAGCCGGGCAATGCGAGATGTTGGGCCGCCAACCTGGCGAGACCGTTGTCCCTATTGAACGACAAAAAGCCATTGCCAACCTTGTTTACAGCAAACGCTATGGTAACAACGCGCCCGGCGATGGCTGGAAATTCCGTGGCCGTGGACTGAAGCAAATCACCTTTTTGGATAATTATTACCGTTGTGGCCATGCGCTAGAAATCGACTTGATCATCAACCCAGATTTACTGCTGCAAGATGATTATGCCGCACGCTCTGCGGGTTGGTTCTGGTACGTAAACAACTGTAACGAATATGCGGACAACGGTAGCTTTGTTCGCTTGACCAAAGTGATTAACGGCGGCACTAACGGCCTGGCTGACCGTCAGGCTCGGTTATTAGTTGCCGAGCGTGTCCTATGTCCATAATGAAAACCCTCAAAGAATTAATCACCAACCCTTCATCCGGGCGATTATCTACCTCAGATACCACTCTGGTGGGGGCGTTTATCGTGTCCTCTCTCGCGTTGCTGTGGGCCACTATCTTTGGCCAGTCCGGTGATATCTGGTTCAGCCTTTATCTGGCCGCGTGGGTCACTCAAAACCAGGCATCAAAATATCAGGCGCTAAAACGCGATAAGGAGCTGGCCAGTGGCACTTCTGAAACTCCTTAAAGCCTACTGGCAACCCTCGTTAGCACTGCTTGTCGCCGCTGTTGCGGGGTTCGTATTGGCGGCATTGATTTACGGCAAGCAGCTTTCAGATGAGCGACTGACTTTTAGCGAGGCTAAAACCACCTGGTCGGAAGAAAAGACTCGGGCCGCGAATGACGCCAGCGCCGCCCTGACTGCCGCGCTGGAACGTCTGAAGGTCGCTCAACAGTTGGGCGATAAACTGTCCGCTGAGTTGCAGGCCAAAATCAACGCACTGTATAGCGATAATCAGAGACTCAAGAGGCAAATCAATGATGCGACTCAACAAGATGGCGCTACCTATACTGGCCTTGGGCCTCACAGCCTGTGCGTCTACCAGTCAGCTCTCGGCTACCCCGATTGTGATCAGCGAGTGCAACCCACCGCCAGCAGTGCTGTACCAACTGCCAGTGAAACCCAGCCCACCCATAGCGGGCTACCACCAGAGGATATTCTCGCCCACGCCGCAGACTACGGGAAATGGTGCCAGCAATTAGAAACGCAATTAATACAAATCAATAAATATTATTCGGGCGGTGCCAAATGACATTAGATCTCGGGTTCCAAATCTTATTGGGAATAGTTTCCGCTGTTTTTGGCCTTTGGGTAAAAGAATTACAAAAGGATATTTCTAATTTAGAAAAATCGGTTGAAACAATAAAAACCGATTATCAGCGGCGTGAAGATGCCAAAACAAACTTTGACCTCATGATGGCGACATTACGTGATGTCAGAATTGCCATTGATCGTATTGACGGAAAATTGGATAGGAAGGCAGATAAATGAAACCACGCCAAAAACGCCGGAGTCGACGTGTTAATGCCGTCAAGAGTGAAGTTAATGCGCTAAATAAAATCAGTAGTCAATTAGACCAGCTTTTTATTCCAGGGCAGGACTTAGAGATATTGACTGACATCAATTTAAAACTTGATCGGATAGAAACCAATATGACGGCAATTCAGGTCGAAGCGACCCGCCGTGGTGCGGTGGCCGGAGCCATTGCCGGTGGTCTATCCGGGGGGCTTATTGCGACGGCTATCGTGCTTATTAAAGCCCGTTTGGGGCTGTAACGATGGCGCATCCGCAGGAAACACGGGACAGGCTGCGTAGGTCGTATGTTTTCGGCCAGATGTCACTGGAAATCGCCGCCGCTCAGGCGGCAATCCCCTTTGTTACCGCCCGCCGCTGGAAAAAAGAGGCGCAGGATAATGGCGATGATTGGGATAAATTGCGGGCCGCTCACGTTATCGCAGGCGGCGGACTGGAGGACATCGCGCGGGCGGTGCTGACTGGCCTGGTCACGCAGTACCAGACCACGCTGGAGCAGCTCAACGGTGATTCTAAGCTCCCGGCTCAAAAACGGGTAGAACTGTTGGCAAGCCTGGCTGATGCTTTTAACAAAGCGATATCTGCCAGCAAGAAGATATTGCCGGAAACCAGTCAACTGGCTACTGCGCTGGATGTGCTTCAGAAACTTAGCATCTTTATTTCTGAGAGGCACCCCCAGCATTTAGCGGCGTTCGTCGAGATATTAGAGCCCTTTGGTGATGAAGTGGAGAAACACTATGGCTGATAAATTAATCAGTTTGACCGCTAATAGCAGCGTCATGGCCAGCGATATTCTCGGCGTAGAAGTCAACTGCAATGGTTATATTGTTGTGACGACATCAACAGGGAAGCATCACGCGGATGCGGGGTATGGCGAATTGACCTATCAAGCCCGTGACCGTCTGATTAACGAAATCAATACCCGTTATTCGTGACACCATTAATGCTTTTTCTGATACCCAAGACAAGTACAACACCACTGAGGGTGCTGCCGCGACCACCTATTATCGTATCGCTGTTATCGCCAGTGCGCTAACGGCTTTAGGTGATATGAGTAAGAGCGAAATCACTACCGATTTGTTGCTTGATACATTAACTGATGATGACTTTGATCTTATAGATACGCAGATCTCCGCCATTAAAAAAAAGCGGATGGCTTTGAATCCAAACTTGCCGGTTACAGGCTCACCGTCCTTGCCCTCGGAAAGTATGGAATAAGTGAGGGGCAAATAGGCGCGATGACTCGCTCTGAACTGGATAGTTATCTCGATGCGCTAGCCCGACTGCACGGCAAGAAAACGTCGTCAGTCGGCAAAACTAAAACAACCCGCCGCGTGAAATCTCAACGCCAGAATAGTCCACGGAGAACGTAATGGCCCGCAACTTACAACTGGCGTTGACCCTTTTTGCCAAAGATACTGCGTCAAAAGTCCTGCGCAAAACGATGCAGGATACAATAAATCAGAGTAAATCTGTCGCAAAAGCTGACAATCAGCTTGGCAAATCCCAGAAACAAAGCGCCGATACCGCCATTCGATCATCGAAGTCACTCCAGTCAGAATGGCAGCGCGCCAGTAATGCGCGCTCTACGCTTGGAATTCGCTCTGAACGTGATATTCAGCGTGAAATTCAGCTCACTCAGGCCGCCTATAATCGCCTGACCCGCACTGGTACACTCTCGGCAAATGAACAATCTCGCGCCTTTGCGTCAATGTCAGAGCGCGTCAGTAAATTGCGTGGTGAACTCAGTGGCGCAAGCCAGTCACTGTCGCGGTTCGAACGAGCAAAAGGCATTGGCTCAAATGCGATGGCGATAGCGGGCGGTGTAGCAGCGATGGGAGCCGTTCTGGCACAGCCGGTTCGTAACCAGATGAGTTATGATAGTCGCGTGGCAATGATGGCTAATACGGCATATGCAGAGCGAGGTGTTGAGGGCCGCATTGAGGGTAAAAAAGAACTCTCCGGCGCTATCAAGAATGCAGTAACTATTGGTGGTGGTACGAAGGAGTCAGCCGCTGATACATTGGATAAACTGCTTGCCTCGGGTGCAGTTGATATGGACTCAGCGAAAACCTTGTTACCTGTAATTCAGAAATATGCTACAGCAACCGGCGCTGATCCCACGGACCTGGCTAACATCGTGATTTCTTTAAAGCGTTCTTTTGGCATTCAGAATAAAGATGTTGAAAAAGCGTTAAACATGAGCATTGTCGGTGGACAAGAGGGTTCTTATGAACTTGCCGACATGGCAAAAGCATTGCCTGAACAACTCGCCCTCGCCAAAAGCTTGGGTATGAGTGGCCTGGACGATTATGCAACATTGCTGGGTGTCAATCAGGGAGCAGCAACAACTGCGGGTACCAGCAGTCAGGCAGGTACAAATGTTATTAATTTATTAGCAAAGATTAATAGCAAGGACGCTGCCAGAGCCGCCGCACGAGTGGAGTACAATGGCAAAGGGATCGACTTACCGGGCAGTCTTGCCGCAGCCAAAGAAAAGGGCATAAATCCAATTGATGCATTTATGGGGATTGTCGATAAAGTTGTCGCTAATGACCCGGCTTATCAAAAGCTGGAAGCAAAACTTAAAACTGCTAAAGGTGAAGATAGAAAGCAAGTCCTAGAGTCAATGTCAAAAATCCTGGAAGGTTCGGCTATTGGTTCAATCATTGCAGACCAGCAGGCGCTTCTTGGGTTGCTCGGGTATCGGGGAAATAAAGAATATGTTCAAGGTGTTATTAAGAAAAGTAATGAGCAGCGAGAATTAAGGCCTGGGGAAGGAGCAGGTGATATCAATTTCGCCGTCATATCTGATACGCCAGATTTCAAAACAGACCAGCTAAAAAACGTTCGCGACTTCGCTGAAATGGATTCAATTAAACCCCTCTCAGATGTGCTGGGCCGACTTTCAAAAGAATTAACCGACTACGCTGAGCAGTATCCTGGATTGACTGTCGCTGTATCCGGCGCGACTACCGGTATCAAAGCGCTCGCAGCAGGGGCCGCCGCTGTCGCAGGTATTCGTATCCTGACAGGCGGCGGCATTCCCGGCATCAGTAAGAAAGGCGGCTCATTCAACCCGACAGATATCTTATCAGGGGACAACTCTAATTCCGGTGTCGTGCCAGTGTATGTCACTAACTGGCAAGATATTGGTGAAAAAAATAAACTCGTTGACGCATTCAAAGATTTACCTGGTGCCGTTGGTAAATTCGCCAGCTATGTAAATGTTGTAACAGCATTGAAAGAATCTTTTGATGAGCGGCGTAAACAGAATCAAAAAGAGGCTGATGAAAAAGGCGTCAATGTCGGTGAATATTTGATTAGTAAAAGGGCTAATCAAAAGCCTCTGTTTGATTTTGACCCGGCGTCCTGGTGGAGTAAGCCTTCAACAATCGGCAATGGAGATAATCCAGATAGTTTCGGTGTACCAGCATATATGAAGTCCACTCAGCAGCAAGGCTACCCATCAATCCCTATTCAGATCCAGAATCGCATGGAGCTGGACGGAAAAGTCCTTGCAGAGTCAACAAATGAAGTGAATGCCGCGCAAGCTAATCGCGGTTCGACGGGAGGCTAGTATGGCGTGGGCAGATAGTATGTTAGATGCTTCATTTCGCGGTATGATATTTGATGTGATCAATACACGCGATAGCTGGAGCCGTGACACAGCGCAGCATGAATATCCATATATTGATGGGGCTGATGTTCAGGATATGGGCCGCAAAGCCCGCAACATTCGTTTATCCGCCCTCTTTTGGGGGGATGATTACGAAAGCCGGTTACAGGCATTTATTGCTGAGTTGGACAAGCCTGGTGCGGGTGAGCTGATACATCCTGTTTATGGCTCAATGCCAAACATGCAGGCCATTGAGTGCCAGGTTAACCATGATGCGGAAAATGTAGACTACTGCACCGTTGAGCTGGTTTTTCTGGAATCAAAAACCGGTAATCCGTTCTTCAGTCAGGACTATCCTACCGCCCAGGCCGATGTCATTTTTAATCAAGTGAAATCGCTGATGGATGCGGAGCAAAACCTGATGGAAGATGCGCTGACGCCGTTACGTGATGCTAAAAAAATGATGTCAAAATCAAAGGCGCTGGCATCGACGGCGTTAAATATGCTGCTTATCTTCCGCAGTGAAATAACCGGTTTTGTCGGCAGTACCACTGATTTTGTGCAATACCCTGGCGCTTTTATGAGTGACCTGCAAAGTGCAACCAGCCTCACCTCACTGAATGCCATGTCCAGTGGCGGGAGTGGCGTATCAGCGGCCAGCGCAATCAGTCAGACCAATGTCACGATGTCGGACTGGGGCGAGTCTCATCGCCAGTTGACCGCTATTGCCAACATGCCCGTCGCGATTGCCGCCGGTGAAAAGACCGCGCCTGTTGATATGCCTGCAGGGACGTCAGCGGCCGATATTGCCGAGTTGATCGCCATGGTGACTATCGTTGTCGCGGGCGAACTGGCGCAAGATGCTGCTGATATCTTCAGTGATGACGATATCAATAGTCTGCTTTCTCCCACGGACATTGAGCGTATCGCTAACGATACCCGCCAGTTTGTCCAGGTAGCGATTGACCAGCACCGAGCCCAGTATGCCGATGCCACGCAAGAGGTCAGCTCTAGCTCAACCGCATTGGGTATTGCCTGGCAACCGGTTGTGGAGGGTTTAAAAGATATCGCGCTGGCGGTGCAACAGTTGGCCACAAACATAATAACCACTCGCCCCCCGTTGATACAGCGCCGGATTGATAGCGTCAGCAACCTGCATTTAGTGGCTTATCGCTGGTACGGTGACTATCGCCGGGCCGTCGAATTGCAGCGACTGAATCCTCAGTTGCGTAATCCAAACAACCTTCAGCCAGGGGATGTGCTCTATGCCTACGCCATCTGAGAAAGAGCAGGACAACCGTGTCAGCATTCTGATTAATGGCAAAGTCCACAGTGCCTGGAGCCGCTATCAGATTGACTCTGATTTTCTGATACCCGCCGATGCCTGGTCTGTTTCGTTGGGCCTGCCGGATGGGGTATTTCCGCCGGGTATTACGCGTGGTGTCCCCGTTCAGGTGAATGTTGGCGCTGATACCGTGATGGTAGGCCGCGTCGACAGCATCCAGCGGAGCATCTCCCGCAAACAATGCACCCTCTCTTTATCTGGTCGTGATGGCGCGGCCATTCTGGTGGATTGTGCCGCGCCTATCTTCACCTCCCGCCAGTTGGGGCTGGAAGAAGTGATCGCCAATATCGTGCGGCCACTGGGTATCACAAAGATTAGGATTAATGCCGAGAGTGCCATCCGTAACGATAAGGTCAGCATCGAACCAGGTGAACGCGCTTGGGATGCATTAGTCCGTGCAGCAGCAGGCCGTGGGTTGTGGCCATGGTTTGAGCCAGATGGCACCTTGGTGGTCGGCGGGCCCGATTACACCACGCCTCCAGTGGCTACACTGATTATGCAATTTGACGGCGGTGGCAATAACCTGCTGTCCATCAATGATAATTCTTCAATTAACGGTTCGTTTTCCGAACTCACTGTATTGGCGCAGTCGCATGGCCAGGGGTCTAAATCTAAAGCGTTGGGCATTGTAGATATCGACGATGACAGCACCCAGCGTGCTACCCGTGACAATGCAGACGATAGCCAGGACGACGATGTTAACCATGCTATTGGCACTGCTGAGACCGGTCAGCATGGCCTCAGCGCGGTGATAAAAGACCCTACAGTGCCGTATTATCGGCCACAAATCATGGTGGTCGGTGACGCTGACAATCTGGATCAGGTGCGCTATCGCGGACGTAAAGCAATGGCTGATGCCCGACTGGCAGGTTACAGCTTAACCGGCGTGGTCGCCGGTCATCGTAATACCGATGGTGTACTGTGGGAGCCTGGCCAACGTATTCATGTGCGCAGTGAACCTCATGGCATAGACGGGATTTTCTTCCTTATGGGGCGAGAGTTCGTCGGTGGCCGCACTGAAGGTGAGACCACCACATTGCGCTTAAAAGAGGATGGCGTCTGGATACCTGATGCATTCCCGAAAAAGAAAAAAGGCCGAAAGAAAAAGAAAACCAAAGCGCTGGGGATCGTCGATGTGGAATAGTGTTGATGGTCGAATTAATACCGCATTAAACCGCATTCGAAAGGCATTTAGGGCAGTGTTAACGCGGGTTAACAGTGGCGGACAGGTTCAAACTGTGCAGGCCCGTGCTCTGGCAGGTGAACAATTGCAGGATAATGAGCTGTTCCAGCACTACGGTTTCACCTCAAATCCGCTCCCCGGCACGATGGCGGTAATATTACCCCTTGGCGGCAATACCTCCCATGGTGTCATTATCGCTACAGAACATGGCGCTTACCGGCTTGCCGGGCTTCAGTCTGGTGAAGTCGCCCTCTATACCGATGAGGGAGCTAAAATCGTTCTCAAGCGTGGCCGCATCATTGATGTGGAATGCGATACCTATCGCGTGACATGCAAAAATTACGAGGTCAACGCCGAGGAAAAGGCAGATTTTAATACCCCGATGGTGACTGCCAGTGAGCAGGTTACCGCGCAGAATAAAATCACCGGTAATGGCGGTATGGCCATCAAGGGTGGCACTGGGGCAACATTTGAGGGTAATATCAATCAGACAAGTGGCAACTACGAGACCACTGGCGATGTGAAGGCCGGTTCAATCTCCCTGTTAAAACACCATCATATTGATAGCATGAGCGGCTCCACTTCAGGCGCTAAAGCCTAACCCACTGAACCTCTTCACCTGAATTTTCTTGCTCCATGCCGCCATAGTGGCGGCATGGACATGCTAATTGACCCTTCAACCCGCGACTACACTGGCGAACGCATCAATACGCTGGCAAATGCCGTCTACCTGTGCCTGATGGTTCCGCTAGGCTCATGGTGGGCCGATATCTCGCTGGGCTCACGTTTGCATGAACTGGCTCGCGAGAAAGATGTCCCTCGTGTTGATACCCTGGCTCGCCAATATGCTGAACAGGCATTACAGCGCCTGATTGATGATAATCGCGCCACGGCGATCACGGTGACAGCGACCCGATTAATGCCCGGCTGGCTGTTACTGCATATCGTGGTGGAAACCGCCTCCAATCAATCAGAAACGTTTCGCCATCAAGTGAGGGTTGCCTAATGCCCCATATTACACCCACCGTCGAGGCTATTCGTTCCAATATTTTACGCGATATACGTAATTTATTAGTCGATGCCGATATTTCTGAAAACAGTGATTATTATATTCGGGCTTCATCGGTTGCCAGTTGTGTGGCTGGAATATATCAGGATCAAGGCTGGATTGTTCGTCAGATATTCCCCGACACTGCTGATATTGAGTTTCTGGAATTGCATTGCAGAACACGGGGCATCGTTCGCAAGCCTGCAAATACCGCAACAGGCACTATTGATATCACAGGTGAGCCTAATGCCATCGTAGCCAGTGGATTAACCGTGACGCGTGATGCACTCTCATTTGTGACCACTCAACGCGCCACTGTCGGGCTTGACGGCAAGTTAACCGTGGTCGCGCAGGCCGCTATTGCAGGCGCAGCCGGAAACACGACACAGGTGATGTCGGGCACGTTGTCATCAACTCCAGATGGGGTGGATAGCACTGTTATCATTGGCGTTATGCGCGGGGGGACTGACCAAGAAAGCCCGGAAGACCTGCTGGCACGGTTGCTCGATATTATTCGCCGCCCTCCTGCTGGCGGGAATAAATATGACTACAAGCGCTGGGCGCTGGAAGTGACTGGCGTAACTGCAGCGTTTGTTTACCCATTACGTCGTGGCTTAGGCACCGTCGATATTGTGATCACCTCTGCTGATGGCTTGCCATCCCAAGCCATTATTGCCGATACACAGCTTCATATTGATGACGTTCGTCCGGTGACAGCCAAGAGTTCATTGGTGATGGCTCCGACGATTAAGGTATTTGATATCGAAGTTAAAGTCACACTAAATGGTATTACTTTCGATGTTGCGGAAATATTAATTAAAGAGGCTTTAAATAATTATATAAACCGTCTGATGCCAGGTGAAACTTTTATTCGCAGTCAGGCTGAAATGTTGGTTTCGTTTATTACAGGCATCACTGACCGAAAAATAATCACGCCCGTCGATAATGTTACCCCACAGGTCGATGATTCTGTTGTCGAGTGGTTGCGTGTCGGGACCATCACCGTGGCTCTGCTATGACATTCTCAACTTTATTGGGCCTGCTATTACCGCCCGTTGCCTATGACTCTCAGCAGCCAAAAATCCATGCTGAAATGCAGGCTGAAGGTAACGAACTTGATACCGCTTCACTGTTGGCTAATGCCGTGTTGGGGGGCGTCACACCCTTTTACGCGAATAGCCTAATTGCTGATTGGGAGCGCGTTCTGGACATCACAGCAGAGCCGGAAGCCAGCTATCAGCAACGCTTACAAGTTGTCCTTATTAAGCTGTCAGAGTTCGGTGGACTCAGCATTCCCTATTTTAAACGCATTGCTGTCAGTGCTGGATATCAGATAACCATTGATGAACTAGAGCCTTTCAGAGCGGGGGTTAATCGTGCAGGTGATGTGATCATGGCACCTGAAGTTATCTGGGTCTGGCGAGTGAATGTGTTCGGTTCAAAGACCCAAACATTCAGATTTAGAGCTGGTATATCGGCAGCAGGTGAGCGCTTATCATCATTTTCAGACACTGTGATTGAAAATGTATTTAACAATCTCAAGCCAGCCCATACTTTTTGCTATTTTACTTACCAGGAGAGCTGATAATGAAAAATATCATGCCGCCAATTAATACCCCTGACAATGCATTTCATGACGGTAACCCGGCAACGGGTGAGCAAGGCACGATTGTTCCAGGCGCGTGGTTGAATAACGTGCAAAGCGGTGTTATTAGCATTCAACAAGAATTATTGTCTGTATTAACGAAAGCCGGAATAGAAATAGATGAAACAAAGCAAGACCAATTAGTTACTGCTATAACAAAATTAATAACCCAGGGCATCCCTGAACTACCCTCTGCATCATTAGCCCAAAAAGGTATCGTGCAATTAAGTAGCGCGACAAACAGTGACAGTGAAACGCTAGCTGCAACATCAAAAGCTGTTAAAACGGCAAATGACGCCGCCCTGAAAATCGTGAATAACTTATCTGAAATAGCCGCAGCGGGACCGGGCGCTGTACTTGCTGCAATCACAAATCTGAATTTATTGACGACAGTAAATAGAGCTAACGGATCATTGCAATCTGCAAGCAATTTATCAGAGATAAATTTATCAGGACCTGCCGCTATGGCCGCGGCTGTTGCCAATCTTGGATTAACTGAAGCCGCTGCTGCTGTTGCTAATGCATTGAAGAAAAGTGCAAATCTGTCTGATGTAGCCAACCCTGCCGCAGCTTTGAAAAACATCGGTGGATTTGCTGTTAGAGGGCCTCTTGATTCAAAAAATCTAAATTTAATCGGGAATACTGATGAAATTGGAGTGTGGTATCAGATAACCGACGCTGTGACTGAAAATAATAATTATCCAGTGAGAGCCAGCGGAACCCTGCTTGTCATGCCAAGCGCTTATGGTTGTCAGCAAGAATACACCTCGTATTCCGGATTGAAGTTTGTTCGGGGGCTGAGTGCTGTATGGAGTGGCTCCGGCCCGTGGCAAGCGTGGCAGCAAATATCAGCTCAACAGCCGAAAGCAGTGACAACAAGTGACTATATCCGTATTCCTGACGTGCCAGGCGGATTGATTATTCAGTGGTTCGCTGGAAATACATCGATGGGTGAAGCATCGATGGGACCATTATCATTTCCAATCGCATTCCCCTCCGCTTGTATATTTTCAAGCGTATCAACACTCGGGAATGGCACTGGTGCATGTGACCAGATGTTTCAAGTCACATCAACAAACAGAAATTCTATCACTCTGTTTTCTCAAGTCTTTGGTTCCGGTTCGGTCCCCGGTACTGCGATCCCTCTCATTTTAGTTATAGGGTATTAAGAGGTTTATATGATGATTTATTTTAGCGCAACAATAGGTGGATTTATCCCGGGTGAATGGAGAGTTGACGGAACATACACTGATGAAACTTGGCCCACTGATGCCGTATTGCTCACTGATATTGAATCGGTAGAATTTTGGAAGCGGACCGCACCATCTGGAAAGATGTTAGGGTCTGTAAAATACCGCCCCGTGTGGGTTGATTTACCCACACCCACGGCTGTAGAAGTTGCATCACAGAAAGCAGGGTTTGTTGCTCAAGCGAAACTCAAAAAATCAAAGCTAATAAGTGATGCAAGAGATGAAATAGAGATTCTAAAAGACAGAATTGAGTTGGGGCAAGATAAAGCCGACGAGCTGAAACTGTGGAAGTCATATCGTATAGCGCTTGATGATATTGATGTGAGTGCAGCGCCGGATATCATGTGGCCACAACTACCAGAATAAGTATTTATCGACCTAGTAATAAAAAAGCTGCATATGCGGCTTTTTTAGTACCCAACCCCACTTGATCGATTTAACCGATCAAATATTAATTACTGATCAGTTAAATCGATCATTAAGAAGGCATACATTTTATGAGCACCCCAATAATTCCCTGGGTTGGTGGTAAACGACGGTTGGCAAAACATATTTTGCCGCTGTTCCCTGCACATACATGCTATATCGAGCCGTTTTGTGGGGGTGCAGCTCTATATTTTCTCAAAGAGACTTCTAAAGTAGAGGTTATTAATGATGTTAATGGTGAGCTAATTAACCTTTATCGCGTCATTAAAAACCATTTAGAAGAGTTTGTAAGGCAGTTTAAATGGGCATTAACCAGCCGGCAAGTATTTGAGTGGACGAAAGCCACGCCGACAGAGGTGCTCACTGACATACAGAGGGCGGCTCGGTTTTACTATCTGCAAACGACAGCCTTTGGCGGTAAGGTGGATGGTCAGACATTTGGCACATCAACTACAAGACCAACAGGACTGAACTTGTTGCGCCTTGAAGAAACGCTATCAGCGGCACACCTGAGGCTATCCCGCACAATGATAGAACACATGGGGTGGGCTGATTGTGTAGAAAAATATGACCGTCCACATTCATTATTTTACTTAGATCCACCTTACTGGCAGACCTGTGGCTACGGGGTTGAGTTCGGACTTGATCAATATACCCAAATGGCCCAGTTAGCGCGTTCTATTAAGGGCAGTATGATAATCTCAGTCAACGATATCCCGGAGATGCGGGACGTCTTTAAGGGACTGCATATGGATACTGTGAGCCTTAAATACTCATTAGGGGACAACAAAAAGCAGGTGAGCGAGTTAATCATCCGAAATTTCTAGCGGCCTATTTTGCATTGTGCAGAATAGACAATTATAGCGCGGAGGCATTATGCAAAAATGGTCGTTAATCTATGCAAAAAATTTCGCCGCGCTACACACGGTAGTGACTCATCAAAACAATCACTGATTCAGAAAGGTATGTGCCAAAAAAAGGGCGCTGACATTACGGGCCTCGCGGAAATCAGCTTCATTAAGGAGTGCCATCATATTAGCAATTGGCCACCGCACTTGCGGCAATGGCTCAGGCTCATCACCTTCCAAACTTTGTGGATACAGGCCGTGGGCAATAACAATATTCATTTTGCTGGAAAAGTAGGACGGTGCCATGGTCAGTTTAGCGAGAAAGTCAAAGCGCTCAGCGCCATATCCAACTTCTTCCATTAACTCGCGGTTCGCAGCTTCCAGCACCCCTTCACCGGGATCTATCAGACCTTTAGGAAAGCCCAATTCGTATTCCTCAATACCGACAGCGTATTCACGAATGAGCAGTAAATCGTTACCGATAACCGGCACAATCATCACGGCCTCACGATTCGATGGCCGCATACGTTCATAAATGCGCTGTACGCCATTACTGAACTCCAGTTCTACCGCTTCAACATTGAATAAGCGGGAGCAGGCAACCGTTTCTATTTTCAGAATTTTAGGTTTTTGCAGGTGTTTCATGATAGCCCCAAATTAATCACTCACCGCCATTTAACACATATCTGAATTAACGAAAACGCGATATTATCCGTTAATATTATCCAGATACTTTGTGTGATTTTTATCCTCAACGTCATTGGCTTTGCAGGTAGGCGGCCAGTACACGAATCCCGATGAGCTGACTCAAGTCAGTGATTCGGGTGAGTACACGCAGCCAACACCCCTGCAACGTCAAGGACAAAGGGTATATTAGAACTTGATCACATTGTGCGTTAATGAGAACCTTTATCGCAATGCCAGTTAGATATAATTTACTCGTTTTTAACATGGCGGCGAGCTCAGCCCAAACTCACCTGGTTAATATTTGCCCTACATTATCCCTCTACACACGAAGAATGGTTTGAAAATAGGATTATGCTGATATTGTGACTGCGTTAGCTTTGCTACCCTAACTCGTCTACGGGCAAGCGCTCTTGCGCTAGGTCATTTTGTGAGCATTGGCGGAATAGGCACTAAATCGTTGAGTTATTAGGCCATATGCCTCCGCACTTTTTTATGTATTTTTCATAGCGTTGACGTAAATTTAAAGCGCTCTGATGGGGATGGGATGAGCACAATAGTTTTAATATTGGCCTTACTGTTGACCAGTCTGATCGCCGTAGGTCTGCTGTGGTGGCTCCGATTCCGCCGCCCTCACCCCATAACAGCAGCGTTGCCGTTTGTTAAACCGACACACCGAAAACTCACGCCAGAAGAGCGAGTGAGTATCGAAAATTATCTGCGTAATCAGCAAAATAAGCATGGTTTTAACACGCAACCGGCTTTTGATTCCCACGCACTGGCAGCCAGTACCTCATCCACCCCAATGTTGGTGCTCACACCGCAAAGTGATAACGTCTATTCCGTTACCCGCGCCATTACTCGCTATGGTGTCGCCAGCGATGAGCCAAATAAATGGCGCTATTATCTCGATTCAATAGAAGTTCATCTGCCCTCGGCCTGGGAACAATATATTACTCAGGATAATGATGTTGAGCTTATCCAAACCCAGACAATCCCGCTGGTGATCTCCCTTAATGGGCATACGCTTAACAATCATCAGTCTGAGAATACCTATCAGCCCATTTTACCTTCAGTATCGAAAAATGCGTCTATTCGCAAAGAAGATAGCGAACATATTGAGCTGCTTAATATCCGTAAGGAAACCCCGGAAGAATATGCTCTGCATGGCCCCAATGGTTTAAAAGAAGCCTGCGCCATTTGCATAGCTCTATTGTTGCTGTTTTTCGCATTATCCGGGCCGACGGTGACACTACCCTGGCTGGTTATCGTGGCAGTGTCATTAACCTGTTGGGCGTGTTGGAACCTCTTCCGCCCCTTGTCAGAAAAAGATTTGCGGGAAGTGCACTGCTTAAATGGTACCCCCAAACGCTGGGGCCTGTTTGGCGAGTCAAATCAGGGGCAGATAAACAATATCTCACTCGGTATCGTTGATCTCATTTATCCGGCGCATTGGGGACCTTATTTTGTACATGATTTAGGCAAAAAAACCCATATTGATATCTACCTTAATCGCCAGGTTGTACGTCAGGGGGCTTTTTTATCCCTCCATGATGAAATGAAAATGTTCCCGTTACAGCGCTGGGGGAAAAACCTAACCTTGATCGTCGGCTCACTGTTGGTTCTGGTGTTATTACTGATTTACGTACCGCTCGGTCTCCCCCTAAAGTTGAGCGTTGCCTGGTTGCAAGGGGCTCAAAGCCAACAGGTGACCAGCGTCGCAGCACTGGACAAAATGCCACTACGCATCGGCGATATGCTGAAGGCTCAGGGTAATGGCATGTGCTATGTCCCCCCCAACATTCAAAACACACGCGGTTTCGTTTTCACCCCCTTTGATTGCTCCGGTATTTATTGGAATACCGCCTCCCCCTTGCCACAACCTGAATCTGAAACCATAGAAAAAGCTGCGGCACTGGTAGAAACAATCAATAAACAACTGCACCCGCAGGGCTCTGATGCCAGCGTCAACCCGAAACTGGCTACCGCCATTGAGAAATCGGGCATGATTTTATTGGACGATTTTTCTGACATTGTGCTGAAAACACAGGCGTTATGTAGCGAAAATACCGATTGTATTCGCCTGAAGAATGCACTGGTTAATCTGGGGAATGCCAAAAACTGGTCAGCCTTGGTCAAACGGGCGCAATCCGGGAATTTGGAAGGGATGAATGTTCTGCTACGCCCGATCAGTGCCGATGTACTGGAAAATTTGATTAATACCGCTGCGTCATCATTCGTTTATCGTGAAACGCATTTAGCAACAGAAGCGTTGAATAGCCCACCTCCGGGCGGTTTTTTGATCACCAGCGATGAGGGCAAGCAGTTAGTGAACCACCCTGCGCCAACGCTGCCCCTGTTTGACTACAGCGCACTGGAACAGTGGCGGGAATTGCAACGGCTCTCGGCGTTGCTACTTGATACCCCATTTAAAGCGGAAGGGATTATTACCAATATCACGACTGATGCGAATGGCACACGGCATATTGCGCTGCATAGTGAGCCGGACATTGTCACTCTGGGTCGCTATCTGGCGACCAGCCTGCTATTGCTGGTGCTGATTTTTTGCCTGGTCGTCAATATGGTCTTGTTGATTCAACGTGCCATGAAAAATCGTCGCCGGATGGATAACATTCAACGTTATTATGACGATTGCTTTAATCAAACGCTCACACCGCCCCCCTTCTTGCGCTAGCTCACCCATCTCCGGTTGATCATCGCTCATGCCAGCAGATGCACGGTGTAACATGGATATGCTAGGCTAGCTTTATCTACTCGCTTATAGCAGAAAATATCCACCATCACCCAACGTCATTGGAATGGAGGAATGGAGTCGTTATGCCCCCCGATTTTAACTGGCAAGAAATTGATACCGTACTGCTAGATATGGATGGCACCCTGCTGGATTTGGCGTTCGACAGCCATTTCTGGTTAAAATTAGTGCCAGAAACCCTGAGCCAACGCAGAGGGATCCCACTCGAACAAGCGCACAAAATCATTCATGATGAATATAACGCGGTACAGCATACCTTGAATTGGTATTGCTTCGATTACTGGCGCGAACGGCTGGATTTAGATATTTATGCCATGACCACGGATATCGGCAGCCGGGCACGCTTACGTCAGGATACCGTGCCATTCTTATCTGGTTTGCGTCAGCATGGTCTGCAAACCATTTTGCTCACCAATGCCCATCCACATAGTTTGGCAGTAAAAATTGAGCACACCGCCCTTGACCAGCACCTTGATTTATTGCTTTCCACCCATACATTTGGTTATCCGAAAGAAGATCAACGGTTGTGGCAAGCGGTTACGCAGCATACCGGGCTGAACCCCGCCAGAACATTGTTTGTCGATGATAGTGAAGCGATTTTGGATGCGGCGCAAACCTTTGGTATCCGCTACTGCCTGGGGGTAGAAAACCCTGACTCCAGTTGTGCTGATAAAACCTTTCACCGACACCCGGCAATCAATGACTATCGTAAACTGTTGCCCGCTTTACAGTTACGTTGTGAATAAAACAGTATGACGATGGGTAGGCGTATTTATGAAGGATAAAATCTCCCCAGCGGAATCAGTACGTCTGGATAAATGGTTATGGGCCGCACGGTTTTATAAAACCAGAGCGATCGCACGTGACATGGTGGATGGCGGTAAAGTCCACTATAACGGCCAGCGAAGCAAGCCCAGCAAGCTGGTTGAACTCCATGCTGAAATCCGTCTGCGGCAAGGGAATGATGAGCGCACGGTGCGTGTCTTGGCGTTACATAGTCAACGCCGGGGGGCAGAGGAAGCCCAAACATTGTATGAAGAAACCGAGGCGAGCATTGCCAACCGCGAGAAAGTCGCACAGGCACGTAAACTGAATGCCCTGACGATGCCGCATCCAGATCGGCGGCCGGATAAAAAAGAACGTCGCAATCTGATCAAATTTAAACAAGGCGAGCCTGAGTAAACTCTATAGATTTCAACATGCAGGAAGGCGGCAAACGAAAGATAAATCGGTTGGGAGCAGACTTGAACGCTGCTTACAGCCAGGCGAGTCACGAACGTAGCCAACACCACCTGCAACTTGAAAGATGACGGATTTAAAC